CGGTTAGACTTCCACGCGATTACATAGCGGAACTTCCCTTTTGCGGCGTCAGTCATCATGCGCTGGAAGTCACGGCGCTTGTCGGTGCGGCCGGAAACGGCGCGGTCGGCATAGGTGTCAATGATCCTGATGCCATACTCCGCCGCCAGCTCGTAGCCCTTTTCAAACTGCTGCTCTACGGAAATATCCTTCTGGTTGTGACTGCTGTACCGACCGTAGAGAACGCCCGGCTCTTCGACTTCCAGCTTCTTGCCCCGCTTCGGCTTCGCCGGGTGCTTTGCAGGTTTTCTCGGCAACAGCGCCACCCCCTTCTAACGATAGATTTGCAGTAGTAGATATTCAGAATCAGAAACAGATTACAGATACAGTCTCAGATACAGATACAGGTACAGAGACAGTGCGCGCACGATCGCGCGCACACGCACGCGCGCACGCGAGGTATCGGTACGGTATGGATACGGTATAGATACCCTATCCATAGGGTATCGGAATATGGACTTAAATTAAGCGGACAGCTGTCCCAGTCGCGCAGATATTCATACCGAAAGGTGTGTAGCTTACCCCGACAACGGCATCCGCGCCAAGAGGTGCCGCTTGTTGCAACAGGATTTCCGTCGCTCCATCGACACCAGCCTGCCAGCCGCGCTGCACACCCTTGTTCCCGCCGGGCATGACCATGACTTGCGCCGCCGATACGATGCCGAGATATTCGGAGACCGTGCGTCCTTCGACAGATAGTGTGGTCGTGATGATCATAAAATTACCTCCAATTTCCCATCATACAGCAACAAAATGTCGTTGTTTGTCAAAAGTGATTTTATTTCTTTTCGAGCAAAAGCGTGTGCATTTCTGTTACAATCCTTACATACACCACCGGCAAGAATATACGATTGGAGTTGATTAGATGCCTTCGAGCAAAGAAGCAGCCGCAATACTTCGGATTGTGGAAAAACTGGCCCAGGACAGAAAGAGAGAGGCAATCAGCCTTCTTGCCGGTTGGCGAGGTACTGAAGATAGTGAAGAGCCTCCGCTTTCTTCTCGGGAGAAAGTTGGAGAATAAGCGTCGTAAGCGCAATATCCATATCGTCCATAGGTCCGCCCTCTTTCGTGAGGGCGGACAATTCATTTGCGCAGTCCTCGGAAATATCCGACAGCAGATCGATGGGCATATCGTCCACGGCCGTGAGAAGATCTCCCAGAGACATCCCCATAGCTGTGGAAATCTTTTTGAGAGCCGGCAGAGATGGCGTTAGCGGAAGTCCGGTCTTAGGGTTCAAGTTTCTCTCCAGCATGGAAATATAGCCGTTTGACAGACCGCAGATAGC